GCCAGCAGGTACTCACGCTGCAACAAGTAGGCCATGCTGTCGTCGATGGCGCTGTGAATCTGGTGCAGTGCGGTGAGCCATGCTGCGTACCATTTCTTTGGCGGGTTCCCTTGAGCCATCGCGTGCCCAACAGGGTGCGCTTCGCAGGCGTGGTGGATGTCTCGTGTTGCTTCCCAGAGAGGGGTGATAGACATGGCGTAAATCCTTTCTTAAATGGGCCAAGCTAGAGGAGGGAGAAGGGGTTCAATGTCAGCGTATGAGGATGGGGCCACTCGGGTTCCAGAAGCCACCTCTTCGAGCACTGTGTAGAGAGCGGCCCAGGTATCGTCCCGCGCATGAAGCGCATAGGTTCCCTCAAGCTGGAACCTTGGAACAGTGGAGCCTACATACGTGGTTGCGCTCAGGATGCCATCGTAATTGCGTGTCTTTGCAAAATCGTCCAGCCTTTGTTGAGTAGCATTCACAATCCCATCTTGAAGCTCTTTGGCGGCCTTTGCTTGATTCGCTGCAACTTGAGTTGGCGTGAGATCGTTGACCTGCCACTGCTGGGTGAACACACCCCCAACCAGAGCAGGTGGTAACTCTGTCACGCTCTGGGTAACGCGGTCATAGGTAGGTGTCACCAGTGCCACGCGAGGGTATCCAACAGAGGCAAGAATCTCGTCAGTCAATATCTGAGGAAGGAAAAAGCCTGATGCGTGTACTCGAATCTCAGCATGAGAGTGGAATACCATATTCGTATTTTCGTGAATCCACATAATTTTCCCCAATCCTTAAAAGTAATCAAATGTCAGTGTTGATGGATACCTGCGGCCAGGCCCCCAGATAATTCTGATGCCCCCTATGGAGTTATATCCTCCACCGCCATAAAGACCAGGAATATTAGCTTCGCTGTAAATCCCAGAACTGTTTCCACCTCCGCTTCCTCCACCACCAATAATAGTGGCTGACGGGCCTTCGCCTTTTAGACCAACACCCCCTCCTGCCGCCATTACGCGGTTTAAGCTGCCGGAGCGGCTTGTTGCGGATTGGGAGCCACCGCCTCCGCCTCCGCCAAAAATAGGAGTTGGGAGTAGGGTTAGATCAACACCATACGGAGCAGCCGGTACGCCATCTCCTCCGTTACCAGAATATCCAGCAGCGCCTCCGTATCCAATACCTAAAGTCGAATAAAGAAGCGGTGGCCCAATACCTCCGTTACCACCTCCATCGCCGAGGTTTGGTGTTGCGTCAATCGTGGAGTTCCCACCGGCAGCACTACAAACAGCAACCCCATTTATTTGCAAAACTGACCCATAGCCTCCTCCGCCAACGTACATAGTCGCAGTATCTCCTGGGCTGACGGGTATGTTATTTTTGTACCGTAAATTTCCACCATTTCCAGAACTTGTGTAGACATCTTCGTCTCGGTACGAGTCGTAATACCATGCCATGGTCCCTCCTGAGCCAACGCAGACTGCGCAGATGGAGTACACCTCATCAGGGATGATGAAGGTGTAAGTACCAGCAGTAGGTGGAGTCTCAATCTGCCCACCTGGGAGCTTAGTTCTTTGCGGAATCAGCAGTGCTCCGATGCTCATTTCACATCCAATCTATAGGTTCCAACCCACGTTACGCCGCCGTCGATGCTGTAGAACCCAAAAGAGTCTCTTCCAGCAGTGGTTAGCGCAGGAGACATGCCTTGCTCCCACTTTATCCCGGTAAACCATGCGCCAACGGCGGAGCCGCCATTGATGACATCAAGAATGAATCGGTTAACTTGCGGCAATGGAAGCGCGTTTATCACGTTCATCGTAGTTGGGCCTGTGACAGTGATAGTAAAAAAGTCAGCCACAGCAAGGTCAATCGTCCCCGACACAGCGTTCGCAAAAAGATCAACGGTGCCGTTGTGTCCTGGCGCGCCTTGCGGCCCTTGAATGCCGGTGAAGTTTCCTGCATTCACCCACAGCGCGCCATCAAAAAACCAGATGAACTTGGTGTCTTCTGCCAAGATTCCTTCTCCCCGTACAGCGCCTGGGCGCGCTGCTCCCAGCGATGTCTGAGGGAATGCGCCTACAGTGGCAATGGTGGCTACAACAGTCATTGCCGGGCCTACAGGGCCTGGAACTGTGCTATCTGCGCCAGGGTCGCCTTTCGGCCCCTGGATATTCCCAACGTCAACCCAGATACCTCCAGTCGTGGTCAGTGTGTTCAAGACCCAGAGATGCTTGTCGTACTCATTGATCACTCCGTTGCCACGAATCGCAGAAGGGAAGCCTGAGTTGAGTGCCGACGAGCTGATAGATGCTGTGTTGACAGAGCCAATGACAGTGAGGCCTGGGCCGATGGGGCCTTGCGGGCCAACGATGCCACCGTAGGGCAAGTCGAGGTAATGGAGCACGCCATTACCAATTTTGAACTTGCCTGTATCACGCTCCAATACCAGCTCTCTATCAGCCAGAATTGGATTGAAGGATGTCCAACGGGCGAGGGTGTCGCCGCGCAAAGAAAATTGAATGATTGAACTCATGCTTGCGAACTCCCTAAGTCAAATTTAGCGCCGCCGGTGTAGGTCGTCCCCGCATTGCCAGCGTCGAACAATGCGGAGTGGGCTGGCGCGAGGCCGATCCACTGCGTTCCATCAGAGTAGTACATCAACCGATCTGTCCCTTGAATCAATGCTCCGACGAATGTTGCCGGATTGAGTACGGAGACATCCTTGATGCCCGACTCGCCAGCGAGGAGCGAGCGCCCAGAAAGTAACTGCTGGTCACTGAGTAGACTCATCACACCACCCCGATATGTTCTGCCGACGGCTTCTCTTCACCGGAACCCCATACGTCGATGGACGCTGGGAACTGAGCACGCATCAAGAGCTGATCTCCAGTTGCGCCAAGTGAGTTGCGTTTCATAATCGACCGGCCCTGGACGGGAACCAGTGCAGTGTCTCCGGGCGGAATGACCAGCACACCTGGGCACATCACATTCAGTCCAGTCTCCGTCAAGATGGATACCTCAATCCAGCAGTCAACCGTGGATTTGTTGCGGGCGTAGACCGGAGTCATAAAGAAAATCTCGCCCGGTCTGATGGCTCTACTGTTGTCCAGGACATCGCGCGTTGAGTACATATAGCTGGCATCAGGCACAGAAAAGTCACTCGCTTCCGCGACCGCAGTCCATGCTGTCGGAAGGTCAACTGAAAAGAAGTTGACCGAGCGCCCGGTGGATGGAGTTTTGCAGGTAATACGTGGCATCAGAAGCTCCTTGAAATTGCTGCACGGGTAGCAATCCGGCGTACAGCTTGGTCAAATGGCGGGCCGTTCAGCTCGCCTGTATCGGCAGTAATTTGCAGGCCGCCGACAAAAAGTGCGTTACCCTGATCGTCCTGACCGGAGGCAATGACAACACCCTCGTTCTCTTCGATGATGGAGTCAGCAATGGTGGCGCTGTTACGGGCCGGAGGAATCTTTGTCAGTGAGACACCAGACATCACAGCCGTCCACGTATGGCCAATGGCCGTGATTCTGCTTGGGTCTGTGCGTCGAACCGGAGCGCCAACAGTCGCAATCAGCGCGTTGAAAAGCTGTGTGACATCGTTCTGCGTTGCCACATCGAGGCTCAGAGTCGTGTTGATCCGATCCCGCATGTAGGCAAATGCGTACAGGAACGCAGGCAATGTTTCGGGCGCGAAGTTCGGATCGCCCATGACATTGAACAATCCCTTGGCTACGTCAAGCATTGGCTGTTGATTTGCCGTCTTGAGAGTCCAGCGTAATGCTTGCATGATGCTCGCGGCATCGTCCCTTGTATGCTGCTCCCTCGCTGCCGTCCACCCGGTCACGTAGCCATCAAAGACCAAGGCCCCCCACATCATGTCGATGATGTCTTGCGTTGCTGCCGCAAGGTTGGCATCTATGGCTAGCCGGGCGGGCAACGGAGAATGCAACGTCAGACCAGGAACTTCAGTCGGAATGACGATCTGGCGAGTACCCTTTGCGTAGAGGCTGTAATCCCCAAATTGCGTACTGCAAGCGCTGAGAATGATTTGCCCACCATTAATGGCCAGGAAGTGCTTGTGTGCCCACATGGACACAGCATTCACTGCGTTGATCAGAGCGCCATTCTTTGCGCAGTACCCAATGCCGTTTGGAAGGACTGGCGTTGCGCCCCATGCCATGATGTTCGGGAAGACGGAGTATTGACTGCATACCAGCCCGTCTGCCAAGAGGACGCCTCCGCTGCGCGGAACCTCCGGGTTGCCATTGGCGCGGTCGAGGGGAGGGGCAATAAGACCCCATTTCGGGATAGTGCGAACCGCGATCTTGTGGGCGTAAGGAACTCGACGGATCACAGCACCTGGGCGGAAGCTCACAGCAAAACCCTCTGTCGGGTTGGTCATGTCATCCAACTGCCAGCCCTCGAACATGATGCCTTCGATGAAGCACCCGCTCCCCATGCGGAACACGTTTCGCTGCTCAAACCCTGGGTTTGGACGGACGAAAACGGTTCGGTGGGTTGCCTTGATCACGCAGTTGTCCGGCATGTCCAGATGCCCGTTCGTGTACACGAGATGGTTTGGTGCCCACTCGATCACTGTTGGGTTGGAATGCGACCAAGCGATCTCAAGGGCGCGCTCAATGGTAGCTACGGCTTTGTGCCAAGATGATCCATCGAACCCGTCATTGCCGTTTTCTTTGACGTGGACAAGGTTGGCGATGGTGTAGTCGGTGCCAGCAACGCTGGGGTAGGTGCTGATCTGCGTCGCAACATCACCGGTGTCGTGCAGGTACAAGATCAGGTACTCTGTCTGCAACGTCGAGATGACGCTGAAATACTGTCCAACAACAGTTGCAGCAAGGCCTAGAGCCGTGTTGGCATAGACGGCAGCAGAGAGCTGGGCAGCGTCTCTTGCGGCTTCAGATGCAGCTCTTGCGACATCAGAGAGGCCTGCCTGGGTTGCAGAGATGCCAGCTTGTAGGGTGGATTCGTCTGCTGCGTTTTTGGCGATCTCCGCCTCAGCCGTGGCCCGGATGGCATTCTCTCGCGTGGACAGGACATCCAGTGCGGTAGCAGCGCGGTCAGCGGCAACTTGAATCCTGTCAGCCGCTGTCGCTGCTGCATCTTCCGCTGTTGAGATTGCTGCCGCTTCTGCCAATGCGGAGGCCGCTGAGGCGGATGCAGAGTCAAGACCTACCTGGTACCTGTCTGCGGCTGTTGATTCTGCATCCAAGCCAGTCTGAATGCGATCCAGGCCAGTTTGAACACGGTCGAGTCCAGTCTGAACGCGATCTGCTGCGGTAGCTGCTGCATCCAGAGAGGTTGGCTTCTGGTTGACGACCCCTGTGGATGCGTCGAACAAGTCTCCAAGTAGAGACCCGATAGGCCGTCCACCAATCTCGGCTGCTTCGAGGTACTCTTCAAGGATATGCTCACCACTGTACCGGCTGGTGAACTTGAGTTGGTCTGCGTCAGGGCGCGTGATTTGAGTTGCCATGGTGCGTTCCGCCTGCTAAGTGTTGAGGGCAGCGTGAACCTCTGCTTCCAGAAGATTCACTCTTGCCAATGCTGTGTTGACAGCGTTCGCGGAGGACAGCACTGTAGCTTCCAGCGATAAGTAATCCATCTGTGCTTTGGCAATGGCCTCTGCGATTGCTGCGTCGATGTAGTCGCGCGTCAGCGGAGGTACTGTAAAAGCAAGTTGTGCTTTGCTCGGGGTGGTCATTTCATGCCTCCTGCGCTGCGGAGAGGAACGATATTCCCGGCTCCAAGTTGTTTTTCAAGGTTCTCAACCGGGATTATTTGCGATTGGCCCCGCGCTTTCTCCATGATCGCCATCTGTTGAGACGGGCTAAGCCCCTCTTTTGCCAGCGTTTCTCTGGAAATTTTGAACTGATCAATGTCGGGAACGCCCATTGACCTGATGGCCTCTTCCACCAGTCGGCCAGCGTCGTATTCCATGGTAAGGCCAGCCTGGTTTACCACCGTGAGTATCTGCATCCACGTCTCTGGAGACCGAGTTGGTTCCAGCGGAAGGGTTCCGTCCACCACCATGTAGTCGATCTGGCCCTGAAGCATGGACACGTCGTAGTTCACGTACCCGTTGTCCACCAAACCACCCAAAACATCGTTCTTTTGATCGTCTGGAACCCGGATTGAGCCTGAATAGTTCAAAGCGTCCTGAATGTTGGAGGCCATAAGGCGCACGCCGGGGCGTATCCCGGTGGCTGAGATCACTCTTGACAGCACGCCAAGGCGTTGGGAGCCAAGCTGGCTCAATCGTTGAATCTCGGTGGCTGTACGCACGTCTGCCGTTGGCATACCCTGCTGGGCATCGCTGGCGGCGGCCACACGCTGCTTCATATCCGATAAAAACTGGATGTCCTGGTAGTGCCCCTTGGTCACATCCGGCACTTGGGCAATGTGAACCCCGTCTCCGGGCTTGGTTCCGGGCAAAGTACGCACAATGCCCCAAGGATTCCGGTTGATCAGGTCATGGATGGCGACCTTGGTGGGGTCGGCAAAGATGAGGTTGTTGAGAGCAGCCTGTACGTTATCCACACGAGAGCGGAGAAGCCAAGTACCAAGATCATGGAGCGGAAGGAGGATGTCATACAGGCTCTGCTGATGGGATTTGTGGCTGTCGAAACCGAATCCTGGGTTCGTGACCGGAAACTGGCGTCCATACGGGGAAAGTTGCGCCCGAATGACGAATCGCTCGTCAAGAATTGTCACCACCATCCACACTTCACCCAGCGATGGCATCCCAAGTTCGTATCCCGTGAAGCAAATCCATGCCTCATCGACTACGTGGCTTCGTCCGACCTTAAATTGGTGGTTGGTTGTCCCGTCGAGCTGAGTTTGTGGGTTGATATTCCACCCATTCCCGTTTTCCTTGTGCCATTCGTGTGAAATCCAGCCCGTAACGAGCGTTGAATTGTCCAGAAGGCGAGGGTACTGTGCGACTTTGGGATACATCCCTGTGCGCCGGAGGGAGGAACCAGATGCGTGGTCTGAAAAAACGATGAATGCCATCTTGTCCACATCACCGGCAGGCGCTCGGGGGTCTGGGAAGGTCTTGCGTGGGTCGGCATTGACGATCAAATTGGTGTTGAGCCTGTCACTCCAGACCCATTTTGTAGGCGCTGTGCCATACCGGATGATGTCCAGGAACTGTTGAGCGAACTTTGCCTCCGCTGCGCCAGCGCGCATCTGCTGATGAAGCACTCGCTCCATCAAAACGGCAGGTTTCCTGCTGGCGCGGTTCAATCCCTCGAACTGAAACATGGGATTCCGACCGGTAATGGCGGCCATGAAGTAGGTCAGGACGGTATCGGAGATGGCACGGGTGTCAGAGATGACAACCTTGTTGCGGAATGACGTTGCGTCAGCCGGGACATAAAGATCATGGGCACGATCAGCCTCTTGCCATGCGGAGTACCGTCCCGAAACCGACTTGTGGGACATCTCTGAGATGACCCTGACGTACTCAACCAGCCTGTTTTCCTGATCCTGTGTCAGGTCAATGGAAACATCGTCGTACCCCATCAACTTGTTGGCCAGCGGGGACAGGTCTACAACCACCGAATCACTCGTTGGGGCAGCTCTGTAGTCAAACCAGGATGAGTTCATACCCCTATTTGACCACAAAAGCTGCACAAGTGGCAAACGAAAGCAACTACTTGGTCAAAAACCCCAGCCCTTCCATTCGATATTATTGGCGGCAGACTTGAACCCATTTTCTCCAAGCCATCCATGGGGGTCTGCCTTCAACTCCCCACCAGCAAAAAGCAGCTCCGACATCTTTGGGCCAGCCACAAGATCGCCAATCGGGGCGGAAAAGTCCTTCATGCCGGTAATCACCATGCGGGACATCACATCCACAAGCATCACAAACGAGTCAACCTGATCGTCGTTCTTCGCAGCAGGGAAGGTTGAAAGCTCCGTCATCCAATCTTCCAGCCAGTCGGCTTCCTCCGGGATGAACACACGGCCACCCTCAACGAGCGGAGTGATGCTGGCGGCCCGCTGGAACTTCTCCACAGCTCCAGGCTTCCACGGGATCACAGGGACGCCGCTGTTAGCGCGGAGTTCCTGGATGAGAGACTGGCCAGATGCGTTGTCCTCCACCCAAAAACCACGCAGCCCTTGGCTTCGGTATGTAGCGTTGATGGCGATGGCCTTGCGCTTCAAGTCTGGGAACTCCAGCTTCTCACGAAACACACGGAGAACGTAGATGTCACCCATTTCCGTAATCCCGCCTACCGTGAACACGGAGTAGTCGTTTGATGTTTTCGACTTGAACGCCGTGTCAACCGTTACAGCGAGCGCATGGAAAGTCTGAGGGACTGTATCCCTGTTGTACTTCCTGAACCACGACTCCTTGATCAGGTTGCCGCCAAGGACGTAGGGATTCTGCTGATACAGCGCCTCAAAGTCCCGGTCTCCAATGATGGCCTTCTGCTTCAACAGCCATGGCACGGAGAAGCGGGATGGCCAGAGCGCGTCGTAACTGTCTGCCACGTTGACCAGTGGGTTGACCAGCTTATCGCTCAGCAGCTTTGTCACATGTTCCGATTTTCGATCACCGGTGTCGATCTGCTCGGTTGAAAGGTTGGGGATGTACCTTGGGTCATCCTTTGGCAAATGGTTTCTCCGAACGTAGACGCCGCGCTCGCGCAACGTCAACGCCTTGAAGTTCAGGTGAACCCACTCGCCAGCGTGGAACTCCTTGGAGTCAATGATCCGGCCAGCCAGATCGTCGGGATGCCATCGCGTCTGGGTCACGATCTGCATGGCTGGCTGGCCAGTGCGGTCTGGCTGCATCCGGCTCAGCAGCCCGGAGGTGTAGAAGTCCCAGACTTTGCGTCGCTGGGTAGTGCTGTCTGCCTCCTCTCTGGATTTGTACGGGTCGTCAATAATCAGGCAGGAACTGCCGCGCCCGGTGGTAGTTCCATTCAACCCAACAGCGTAGTACGCTCCGCCAGTGGTCGTCTTCCAGAAGTCAACAGCACGGCTTTCCTTGCTCAGGTCGAAATCCTTGAAAGCCTTCCGCGCCTTCTTGTCCGTGACGATCTCGCGCGTTGCTCGGCCAAACGTGGCTGCCAGTTCGTTGTTGTACGAGCTGACCATTACCTCGCGGGTTGATCTCCGCATCAGTGCGTATGCTGCAAAATTGATAGTGGAGTTTGTTGATTTGGCATGTCGAGGCGGCATCGTAATGAGAAGATTCCTTACAGGATTTCCACCCTTGGAAAGCAGTGCATCCTTCTCCAGCAAGTCCAGAACCTCCTGCATCTCCTTCTGGAACTTCTCCCAGACAAAATCGTAGTAGTACGACATGAATCCCTGAAAGCTGTTGGCGCTTTGCTTCAGCTTGAGCAGATACCGCGCTGCGTCCTGCTGGCTAATTGAAGAATTGACCATACTTATCCTTTCTACCTTCTGCTTTCAGCAGCTCGTGAATACGCCTGATTGATTCGATTGACGTGAGTCCCTTTGGCATCATGTAGAAAATATCAGGACGCTGTTTGCGAAGTTCCTGAAGCCTGATGCTGCCATCCTCCTCAGTCGTGATCCCCTTGAGTCCTGTCAGACCCTTGATCTTTGGGTTGAACTCGTAGTCCCTGCGCTTGTCCTCCTTCGCCTTGTCCTTGGCCAACTTGCGCTGGATTGCGGCCTGACTCCTTACTCCACGGAGAGGGGACGCGCGGAACTCTCTGGTGATCTCCTGGTGCTTCTTGTCGATGACCTTGGCCAGGTAGGCCTCTTGTCCAAGCCCCATGGCCAGAGCTTTCATTTCCAGCCGCTTGGCCATGGTGCGGGCGCGAGTGGCAACGATCTTGTCCAGTCGTTCCTGATGCCTGCGCTCAACCTCTTCCTCGCTAAGACCTCGCGCGCGCCAGAGGTCTTTCAATGTTTTGCCAGGTACTGCCAATCCTTTCGACAGGTTGGCCATGACGTGAGGTGGAAGCTCACTCAGTTTTTTTTTACCTTGGGAGGCTTGGCAGGAGGCTTGGCTGAGTAGGCTTTGACAGCTTCATCAATGCTGGCAATATGCTTGGTGATCTTTTTCAGCTTTCTGGTGGCGTTGGCGCTTTCCTGTCTGTCCTCGCGCTCTGCCAGCTCCTGACCCTGCTTCATCACGGCATCCACTGCCAAGTGCTTTGCTTTGCCAAGTGCGAGGTTCTCCAGCTCTTCGAGAGTCAACTCTTCAAGCTCCCTGTTGACGCTCTGGGCAATAGGCTTCATCGCTGAAACCTTTGGCATGAACCGCTCTGCCAGCAGAGAGAAGATTCGCATCTGGGCGCTATCCCACTTCTTGACACCCGTCATCACAAGGGAAGCATCCTCCATACCCTGAGCAAACACTTCAAAGCCACGGCGGGTTACAGCAGCTATCTCGTCAGGACGGACAGCATTCTTGGCAAACAGGGAGGCCACGTTGGCAGCCTCCACTTGGCGGCGTTGAATCGCTGGATCGACGTTTTTGTTGAAGTCTGCCAGTGCGTACTTGTTCACGTAGACTGGCTTGGCGTTGTGGCCAAGTGCTCGTTTGGGTATGCCAGCGCTGGTCTCGAAGGCTGGGATTGCGTCAGGATCAGTTGGACTCGTAGTTGAGGTGTGATCGTTCCTGACGAGAGTCTTGATCCTTGGCATGGTTAGAAACCGAACTGGTGGAGGCTGGCCAGGTACTCCGCGCGCGCCTTCTCCTCAGACGCGATGGCAGCTTTCATCTTTTCAAGGTTGTCCAGGATCGCCCCTTGGCAGGCTTGGTACGTCCGTTTTTCTTTCGGAAGGGCAGCATTCAACCGAAGGTAGGTGATGTGCTCGTTAAGCGTGTGAGGCGATATGCCCAACTTTTCCTCGACCTGTTTTGCAGTATGTCCAGAGCAGAGCAGTTCGACGATGGAGATGGCAATGGGAGCGAGGTGCATGATTTTCCTGTTGGTTGATGAGGATTTGATTATCGCAAAAGTAAGCAATAAAAGCAACCTATGTTCGGAAGAATTTACGCTGCTTGTTGAAATCTTTCGACGTCTTCTGGAGTCGTAACCCTCCTACTCATCCCGTTGCGAAAGATCACGTTCCCAACGAGCATCTCGCCATCGACGGTTGCGAGCTTCTTTGTGCTGCCTTGGCTCGTGGTGGTCTCAACCTTCTCTGTCTCTTCGATGTCTTGGTTATTGTTCTCAACCCCCCTTGGCCATGACCCTTGGCTCGAACTCGGCCTTGTTGCTTAAGGCGATGTTGGATCGGCACAGCCTGCCATCAACCGCTATCCGTTCGGCTTTCATGTAGCCACACTCCTCAAGCTGGTCAAAAGCTCTGGTCACATCCCGACGGTCTATGCCAAGCCTTCTCGATACCCTCCTGGCCGAGATTTCCCAACTTGATTCGTGTAGGAGGATGTAACAAGCAATCCTGAAAGTGGTCGGTGGCAAGCGTCGATCTTCGGTCATGCTTGCCAAAACGGGGGCGAATGGTTGATCTGTGTGGGCGAAGACGTTCACGGGTGATCCTTTTGGAAAGTTGAGGGGTGCTACATTTTTACCCAACCCCTACAAAATCACCCCACCCCTACAAAATCACCTCATGACTCAGTGGGTCAATTTCCCTCACCACCCCCACATTAGCATAATTACCCCACTCACCAGTGAGGTGATTTGACCCACCCCCTTACCTAAACCAACCTTGGCCATGTTGGTATTTAGCAAAGTTGCTTCCAAAAGCAATTTGATGTAGAATTTTTTTGTCAAGCGGCGCAACTGCTCGACAAACCAAGAGCCTTTAAGTCTTGGCTTTCAATCCCGTAAGGGACACGGTTGCGCAGTGGAAAGCCAAGAACCTTAAAGGCTTTTTTCGTTTCAGTTGCGTCGCTTGACCGTACTCCACACGTTAGCAGTGGCCTTGCATGGGGCGCTTGGAGTCGGACACCGAAACATGGGCACACACACCATGTTCATCGACCAGCCTGTTTGCTAGGGACTGGTGAGCGCTGTTTTGGCAAAGTGGTGAGAAGCCGGAACAGCGTGAAGCGAATAGCTTGCTCATGGCTTGTTGTCGGTGACGGCAACTATCTGGGCCTCCCCTCATGGATCGTTTGGGAGGTTGGGATCAGAGAGTGATCGAGGTAGTAATCCTCATCACCCTTTGCTGAACCTATGGAAAATCCAAAAATGGCAAACTCTAAATTCACGCGCATCGCATGTTTGCGCGGTGGGGCATTTTTGTAAAAAGCATGTTGGCATGGTGGGGCCTTTTTGTAAAAAGTGCTGAAAAATGTCGGGGGGATGGGTCACCAATCACACGCGCGCGAACGGCGGGACGGCCACCACCCCCCCCGAAGTCACCCCCTTTTTTAGGGGAAAACAGCTTTTCCGTAGGAAGTTATCCACAGGTTATCCACAGGCCCGTGCTATAGAATACATAGTATCCTCCTCACCTCCCGCGCGCTCTCGCGCCCTCGCACGCGCACGCTCGCATTCCCCAAAGGGGAAGGGGTCTCCTTCCCTTTGTCAGCAACAGAACGCAGATTCGCTGTGCTTCCGCCTGATGTTTTACAAGGAGTTCTCCATGAGCACGTTCAAATTTCCCAAGGGTTCGACCCTAAACGCAATCTTCGCCGCCATCAACAGCGGCGTCGCAACGCCCGCTGACGCGCTGGCGTTCCTGGCCGAAAGGGCCGCCGACCAGTCCACGGGCGCTGGACGCCGGGCCGCCAAGGCGATCGAGCGCATAAAAGATGGCACGTTTAGAGGCTACGAAGTAGCACCGTCAAAAGCGGCCGCGTTCGCCCGCAGTGCGCCAGTGGCGGCGCCAGCGGCAGCGCCAAAGGCCCCAAAGGCCCCGAAGGCCACAAAGGCCCCGAAGGCCCCTACCGTTCGCTCTCGCCTCCTGGCGATTGAGGGAACGCTGGTGCAGCAGAATGCCGCACTGAGCAAAATTTGCGAAAAGCTGGGCCTGTAGTAAGCCAGCTCGTCCAGAAAGCCGCACACGCGGCTTTTTGGCGTTGGACAGACCAGCCTGATGCGCATACACCATGCGCATTGGAGTGCTCTGTCGCACAAACGTCCCAGCGTTACCTGGGTAGGAGTACGTCATGTCTGCATCAATCACCTTCGCGCTGCCCACCAGCAGCTTCCACGTTATTGGCCAGGATTTTGATGCCTGTTCCCTCCACATGGCCAAATCGGGCCGGAGGGTTCACGGGGTAAACCCAACCTACCAATACAACGACGTCGTGGGGTACGTGACTGGGACTGTCAAGCTATATAGGTCGTCCAGAGTTGAATACCACAAGGAGGAATATAACGGCAGTACGTTCCATTTCAGTGGAACGTGGGAGGGGTTAGTCGAAACCCTTCTCACGAGGGATTTCATGCCCGCATTTTGTGGGTCGTCCCCCGGTTGGGTGTCGGGCTGGATGATGAAGAAGGAGGCCGATTTGCTGGCCAAAATGATACACGGAGGAAGGGTTCAGAAACCCGAATTTGTGGCGTGGGAAAACCAGCCGCGATGGTTGGTGGCTGTGGACGGGAGAGAGAGGCCAAGGTTGGCCAGGGGGTAATCCCTTTGGTGCCTTGCGGCGTCAGGGCATGACGGATGTCCAGCGCCGACAGTGTAGCGCATTGGCTCAGCCAATGCAGTGCTCTGTCCAACCCCATACGACAACACTGAGCCTGGCAACCAGGTCGTGGCATTCCCTACCCTTTAGGTCACGTAAAAAAGAAAAGGCATTGTCTCGACGCAAGGCCCCCATGCGCTGATCACGCACAGGGGCTTTTTTCTTGCCCGCTTTTGGGCTTTTTCAACCACGCAACCAGGAGTAATCATGCGTAAATCTCACAATGTCAAGGCCATTGGCCAATGTTTCAACCGTCAGACCGAGGTGTTCGAGCCGGAGGTCTCATTTATGCGGGCTCTACCGTCTGTGGCAACAGTTATCACGACAAGACACGTGATAGCCGACCGAGCCAAGGCTGCCGAGCTGGCCGAATTGGTGCGAGAGCACTTCGGTTCAATACCCGTGTTTACGTTCGTTAAGAGGGAAGTCTCCCTCGACTTCTGTCTGCCCGGCGAGCTTGGCCAACGCATCGCCAGCTAAGTTTTGTCACGTTCGTTGCATTCGTTGCATACGAATGCGATAATATGCAATCATCAACAATTAAAAGGAGTGAGTGACATGGCAACACCATACAACACGGGCAAGGTCTTGATCGGCATTGCCTACCAACCACGGCCAGCGCCCATCGGGGGCGACATGGTCAAGATTCAAACAGGCTTGCTCGACAAGAGCAAGCCTGCCCATTGGCTCCTCGAGCTTATCTGGAGGTTGCTATGAGCGGCCTACTTAATGAACCAGAGGACGTTCAATGGCTGCTCCACGCCCACCTCAAGGGGATGAATGTTGCGCCCTTTCGCAGCTTCATCTTGGTGGGCAATGAGGACTGCCCGGAATCCGTGTTTCTGTACGAGGACTCAGACCCTCTCATTACAGACAAGGCGCGCATCGTCAACCTTGTATCTATGAAGGAGGCAGCCAGTAAGCTGGGGGATGAGGTCGAAATACCAGAGGAGCTGAAATGAAAACAACACTGAACAAAATACGCGCCCACAGTCCCTGTAAAGAGGGTTGGGAAAAGCTGCTCAAGAACCTCGGAAAGACCAAGGCTGATGACGAGCCATTGCTGATCACCACGATCCTTGATAGCAATGGCTTGGATGACGCGCTGTGGTGCATGAGAGCTGTCGATGGACGGGACAAAGAGATCAGGCTGTACGCAGTCTGGTGTATACGTCAAGTCCAGCACTTGGTACAAGACCCCCGCAGCCTGGCAGCGTTGGACGTAGCAGAAAGGTTCGCCAACAGCGAAGCTACAGAAGAGGAGCTGGCTGAAGCGAGGGATGCTGCAAGGGATGCTGCGTGGGATGCTGCGGGGAATGCTACGAGGGGCGCTGCGTGGGCTGCTGGGAGTGCTGCCGGGGGCGCTGCGTGGGCTGCTGCGTGGGCTGCTGTGGGTGCTGTGGGGGCTGCTGCGTGGGCTGCGGAGGATGCTGCGTGGGGTAAGGCGAGGGAGGCGGCGAGGGAAATACAAGCAGACTATCTGAGAGTCGTCTGCGCAGAAATTGAAATGAGGGGTGAGGCATGAACATCATCGACTACAAGTACCGCTTCGTTATACATCTCAAATCAGGTGATTCGATTGAGTGGCTCAACCTCACTCAGTCTGAAGTGGACTGGCTCAACGGGTTCATGCTTCGTGCCCAGCCCCGAGGATGGCAGCGTATCGCATGGGAGGTTATGCCATGAGAGTCACCGCCCACATATACGCCCCACCCGGACGTGGAGAGTACATCGAGAAGCACTTCGACATGGCCGACAGCGCAATGCCTGCATCGCAGGATGAGTTCATTGCCCGCTCAACCCGTGCTCTGAAGCACTTCTGGCCGAGGTGGAAGGCCACCAAAGCAAAGACCCTCAAGCTGTGCGAGAAGAGCACGGTCGTTGAAGGCGAAAGTTGGCGTGTGGAGTGGGCCACTGATGCCCACATCGCAGCGATGGACGCCTTCACCAGGGAGCACATCAAGCAATCATCCACCTTGGGCGACCTGTTCAAGGCGGCAGCATTTTTTCAACCACTGAAGGAGTTATCTCTATGATATCAGAAGATGCGACAGTAGCTCTGCGCCAAGCCTTTGGCATGATAGATGGATACAAAGAACGCAAGGGTGCCGTGTGGGCCAGAGACCCCGACGGGAAACCAATTCCGATTGCGTTTGATAAAAAGACGAAGCAGCCGTTCGTCTGCGACAACCAACGCCAGGGGGTCAAGCTGGTCATGGAGTACATCTGCTCGCTTGCCATCAGCTCACTCATTGATCGTGATACCAAGCTGTTCGTCCCGATGCCAGAGGACTTCATGTACGTCTTCACGGAGGATGTGGACGATGAAGGCGACGAGATCATGGTCACGTCCGATGCAATCGACATCATCAGCAGAGCGAAAGGCAAAAAATGAAACAGGACAGCATTGACTACATCGACGATCTCCGTGTAGCCGCATGGTGGGTGGTGATCGCATACACAGTCGTCGTTCTGTTTTGGTGGTTGCTTTCGTGAGCAACCAACGCGGCGATCTGCTGCGTCTTTGCAGCAAATGCAAGGCGATCAAGGTGCCAGAGGGAGGGTGCCAGATGAGCACAACCCGCTGGTACTGCTACGCCTGCTACCGAAGCTACCTCTTCCGCAAATAACCCAGCACAAGCCAGCCTGATGCGCTTCAGCAATGGAGCGTATTGGAGTGGCACGTTCATTCGCCTCGGCCACAGGGGCACAACCAGGAGTTTTGATATGACAACCGCAACCGCAACCGCAACCGCCGCCACCGCCATCAAGCAGCTTGAGGCGATGGGAATCAAAGACCTCGAACGTGAGGTGCTGGAAGGACGGGCAAACGCTATGAGCGTTTACCTAATCGTCAAGGCACGCATTGACCGGCGAACGAAGGATGGACGCACTCAGCTCCGCCCAGTGGTGGAGTTTGCAAACAAGCTGGCAGAGCTGGTGAATTCAACCAACCAAAGCACGCCAGTACCGACGTTCCCTGTGCCGGTCTATACGCAGCCTGCCCAGCCCAACGCAGCCATCCCTACTGACCCGAGCCAACTCGCTGATGTGATTGTGGCAACTGTAGGACTCTCGAATCTCGCGGAGGTTATCTCCGCACTCACCGCCCGCATTGTCGGGTCTTCTGCAACTGGCAACTAAGGAGTAACACCATGCCAAACACAGCAATAACCTTGTTTATCGAGGAAGCGAACAAGAACGTAACGATGGTATTGAACCGGCTTCCAACCGGCATGACGCCACGTTATCAACCAACCCTCTTTGCAGGCGGGACAGAGATCACTGATCTGGTTAATTCGACCACAGACTTCTTCTTGTCTGACCAATTAAAGCATCAAGGTATGTTGGCTCAGGTCTACTCCGTGCTGTCATGCGGTGGACTCAGGCCATCGGAGACGAAGGATGCCTTGACCAAGATCATCCGAGCCGGTCTTGTTTATGAGGCGGAGGCAAACAACGCCATGGCGGCGTACATCCGTAGCGGTCTGCTATCACAGTACAAGCAGCTTAGCTTCCGGTGGTTGTTGAAGGTGATCAGCGTCAACGACATGGCCATGCTGGCCATCAGCTTGAGCAATGCGAGGGTGACTGAGGCAATCCTTGTTAACAGACTGGTTACAGGCGCTTGGACTAACGCAGCCGGAAACCTCGGCTTCGATGTTACGGCGTGGGTCTCTAGTTTCAAAACCAAGGCGGAGTCGAAACGTCCAGGAGAAAGCGTCGCCTATATGTGCTCCCATTGGCTTACCGGCCCATTCTTAAACGGGTTCAGTAAAACGCCAAGCTCGGTAAGTGTTTCCTCTTCATCATTCAGTTCTTTCGTCAACCAAGGAGTAAATCAAATGGCCTCTATCAACACCGCTTCCAATGTCCTGTCCTCTGTGTCCAACCTCAAGCCTGAGCTGAGCACCCTGATCAACGGTATGTTGACGCAGTTCGGTGTCCCATCAACGCTTGCAGAGCTGGCGGAGAGCGCAGCAAAGGCTGAAGAGTACGCCTTGCGTGTGGATGCTGTTGAAGCTCAGGCAACCGCCGCCCAGGAGGCTTCGGATAAGATGATTTCGGAGCTTCGCATCAAGTTGTCGAGCCAATCGGCCATGCCAACCACAATGGCTATCCCAAGCGCGGCAACCACTATCCCGGACGGGACAATGAGCATGGTTCAAGCATCCGATCTGTTCCCCTTGCTTGCTGGCACGACACTGATGGTTCCGCACTTCACATGGGACAGCGCCCACCCGGACGTGCCAGCAGTCGATGATGAGTACATCTTCCGCAAGGAGATGCTTATCAAGGCGCTCCAATGCCTCACCTCAAACGATAACCTCTGGCTTACCGGCCATACGGGTTGTGGCAAGACGACGTTCATTGAACAGATCGCAGCTCGCCTCGGTTGGCCGGTGGCACGAGTTGCTTTTGATAGCAATGTTGACCGCGCGGAGTTGGTCGGGCGCATGAGTCTGAGCGGAGATGGCAAGGGTGGCACAGTGTCGAGCTGGCTACCCGGAGTTCTGGAGATCGCCTTGTCACGTGGCTACATCCTGCTTTGCGACGAGCTTGATGCTGGCCATCCCAATGCGCTCTACACACTCCAGCCAGTGCTTGAGCACAAGGGATTGCTGCTACTGGAGGACGGTGGTCGGCGTGTCCCATTCACTCCCATGGCAAGGGTGTGCGCGACCGGGAATACCACTGGCAATGGCGACGACTCCGGCTTGTACCCAGCCTGCCGCATCATCTCCGCTGCTACGCTTGATCGCTTCACGACCTTCGTCATGGTTCCGTACATGACTCACGATGAGGAGGTCAAGATGATCAACTCGAAGGTGCCTGGGTTGGCTCCGCAACTGGTTGAGGCAATGGTCAAGTTTGCAATCGAGATGCGACAAGCGTTCGTGACCCACCAGACACCGATCAGCTACTCGCCGCGTCGCTCTGTAGCGTTCGCCCGTGAGGTTCAAGGCCTGATGTTTATGGGGTACACGAATGAGACGACGGCACTCACGGCAGCCTTCCGCTCGAAGCTGTACGACGCATCACCCGAAGAGTACCGTCAGCGCATCACTGAACTGGCGAACGCTTGCTTCGGGTCAATCGACCCAACCAAGGTTCTTGAGTAATCACAACATCAACACATAAGGAATCAAAATGAGAGCAGCAATTTTCCAAGACGCTGTTGAATCCAGCGCAAAGGTAATCGGACGCAAGAATGTTCGAGTGGTTTTCAGTGGCGATCAAGCGTGTACGGATGGCTACACCGTTACCTTGCCATCAATACCGCCATCCCACGAAATCACGGTCGATCAGGCAGATGTGATCAGAGGCTACAGAGACCATGAGTCGATGCACGTAAGGTGTACCAACACCTCGAAAGGAACCATCGAAAGGCTGACCAAGATGACGAAATCAAGCCCCTTGTTGGGTAGCATGGCGCAATACTGTGAGGACATCAGGATTGAGCACGCTGGGGTGCAGGAGTATGCTGGGATGAAGCATACCCTGAGCGCCACCAACACTCGCGCAGCCCTTGGTTTGGAGGAAGAGATCATCAAGCACGGAGGGATGGCCGACGTAATGGCTGGTCTCGACGTGCCTAAAAAGATGCAGATCATTCTGCAAGCGATGGGTCGACGCAAGATAGGGGTGCATTCTCATAGCATCTACGACAAGATGTGCGACGCTGTGAAGGCAGTTGACCCAGCAACCTATGACCTTGCGGAACGCTTCTCCGACCTCATGGTGGCACTGCCTACGGGCTACAAGGACGGCAAGCTGGATGAAGCTGCAAGCAAGAAGGGGACTGCTCTGGCGCTAAACCTTGCACAGGAAATCTGCGATGCAATCGACGCGCTCCAACAAGCGCCAGCGGGGCAACCTCCTCAGCCTCCTCAATCCGACCCTGGTGAAGAGCAAGGCCAGGGGCAGGGGCAGGGCCGAGAGCAGGGACAGGAGCAAGGTGATGGCGGCGACCCGTCCACAGAGCAAGGTCAACCCGGCGACCAATCAGATGGCAAGGGTGGCAATGGAGAGCAGGGTAACGGCGCCAATGGCCAAGGCGATGGCGGCGATGAGGACGGTGGAACCCAAGGCAGCGGAGATAGTGGCGGCGAAAGTGAAGGCGATGACAAAGCACCCGGCTCCAGCGATTCGCAAGGAGGAGGGGGTGGTGGAAGCAGCAGCACCACAGAGCAGCAAGACGGCAAGGCACCGCGAGCCAATGGCGGTGGCGATCACAAGCCAGAGGATGTGAAGCAGGGTGGCTCAGCGAATGCGTCTGGACGTGGGTCAGGTGGTGTCGTGATGCCGTCGGATGCTCTGTCACAGTTGGATGACTTGTTCAAGAGTGCGCTGAACAGCGTGGTCAATGACATCTCAAACAATGACCCGCTCAAGAAGAACCGTGTTACCAAGTCGTTCTGCGTTTACTCCCGCAACTTTCAGCAGGTCGTACCCATCATGGATGCTGTGCTCGCTGGCCAGGGTGAGACCGGCAGTGGGTACAGAACGTCTGCAATCCGTCGCGCCTTATCCATAGCAGATCGGATGAAGTTGGAGATCGCTGGCAAGAGGGCCATGATTCGTCGAGTCCTGGAGCTTGAGTTGCAAGCGCGCAGTGATCGTCGTTGGGAGTCCGGCTACCGGTCTGGACGCCTTCAGTCAATACGTGTCGTGGATGCAATTCAAGGGCGGGACACGGTGTATCAACAGCGCAGAGATGGTAAGGACATGGATACCCTGCTCTTCATCTCTCTGGACGGAAGCCAGTCGATGACGGGCTTGGGTCGTGCGTACAATTCTGCCTGCCTTGCGCTTGCGTTGTCGGAGGCTTTGGAGCGTACTGGATGCGACATTATTGTGAGCATGTGGGGAAACATCGCTGTCACGCAGTCACACAGTAGCGCGTCAAAGTACACGTCAGCGGATGTCCAAAGGCTCAGAAAATCCGGCGGCTTCGATGAGTATGGCCGACCAGATTGTTCGGATAACAATTATGTCAGCTCAGGCCTCCTCACTCGCGGTCGAATCAAGGATATACGTCAGTGCGTAAGCGATCCCGTTGTACTGGCCGGGTTCGGAGCCAGCGTTGAGGCGCTGAACTGCTGTACCCCTGCTTACCACGCCATATTCACTGACCTTGAAGAGCTTTCAAAGCAACGCCACTCCAAGAAAATCTACCTTTTCCTGACGGATGGCCAAGCTGATACCCTCCCGAGGGCGTTCTCAAAGTCTGCATTGATGAATGAAGCGCATCAGTACGCTGCATCCATTGGAGTCCACATGATTGGGGTTGGTATCGGTGGGATGGATGTGAGCCACCTATTTACTGACTCAATATCAGTCCAAGGTTCGGATGCTTATGAGCCGGTCATCCGAAAGCTGGCCAAGCTGGTAGCAAAGGAGGCAGGCCATGAAGCGGGTTTCCGTCGCGCGGCTTGAGGCCTTGGCTCGAAGAGCGCCCCCTGCGGCTGGACGCAAGTCAATACCAAGCTGGTGGCGCCCCCTTGCTCCGTCCCGTGGAGCAAGGTTCTGGGCATACGTAGAGTCCATGCGCAAGCTCGCGTCCATCGACCAAGATGACAGAGCTGGCATGGCATATCTCATTGACAACTTAAACCGGAGAACGAAGTGGACATCAACGAAATCACCAAAGACTTATCCCGCAAATACAGTGGGGGAATCAATCTCGGGAAAGTGGCAGAGGATGAGGATGAGGTTATCGGCCTTAGACCAGCCAAGTGCTTCTACACCCCACCGTCGAGCGGGCGCAGAACCACCATCCTCGGAGGCAATGATGCCGATCCCCTGCCCAGCAGGCCAAGCGTTAGGATGAGTGAATACCCCCCCGAGCGACTGGCTAAGATGTTCGACGTGAGAGTGGAGAGGAGCTGGACATTCACCGACTTCCTGCTGGCGGTCGGCCTGCCCCGTGACTTGAACGAGCACAAGGATGTGCTGATGTTTAGAGAGGCCAAGCGGGCTTACTTGGACAGGAAGCAGGCAGCGTATCGCTGAAAAAAATTCATCAAACAGTGTTGGATAAGGAAAATGATGATAATCGCAATAGTAAGCAATGGTAAGCATAGAAATGGTGGTAATTATGAACAGGATCGAACGAGATGTCGCATCTATATTGGCGACGGTTAAGCGGATTGAGTCAACGCTGAACAGCGGGAGTCATGCCGCCAGCTCGGAGACAGACGTGCTTAGAGAGCGGCTCATGCACCTGACCATCAAGCGCCACGCTGTGCTGACAGCGACGCTTGGCGGGGTCAGCTACTCTGCCATCGCGCGCATGATGCAGTGCGACGAGACGACCGTTAAGCTGCATCTGAAAGCGGCGATGACCGCCTTGGGAGTACAGAACCGGAGCCTATTGCTTGTGTCACACAAGGCCATGCTGGACGAGATACCGGACAAAGAGTACGCCTCCAGGTACGGCCTCAGCAAGACGTGGTGGCTTGAGCAAAAGCCCGATCTTATGGATGTGCTCAAGGCATCCAAAGGGACATCCAATCAACACACAAAAGGAGTTGTACCGTGACAATCAACAGACTGCTGGCGCACTACGTCAGCGTCAAGGAAGTTCATGCACCAATGTCTCCGTCTCTGGCGGAGAAGGTCGTGCATTTGCGCCGAGTCTTTGGTGAGTTGCCAGCGGGCACACCAGGCTCGGAGCTGGCAGCCATTGCCAGCAAGGCATGGGCAGGGAGATCGCCAGGTACGATCAAGAGATACCTTGTCCAGCTTAGGGCCGTGATGACCCGTTGCTTTCGTGATGGGTTGATTCAACGCCAGCCAGTGATCGACGTTCCATACGTTCACGATACCGTGTACATCGACATCAGCACGGATGAGTTGAAGTCACTGATCTCGTACATCAAATGGGTTGAACCGAAGTGGTATCCACTCGTGCTGATCTTGTCCCATACAGGAGCGAGATTGAGCGAGGCCATCGCGGTGACGCCTGCAAGTTTCACCAAGCACGGCACCCGCATTGCCAAGCCGGTCAACCGGAGAAGCAAGACGATTGACCGCGTCATCCCGTACTCGCACACGTTGCGTGAGGAGGTTGCGTCTGGTGCTATCTTTCGCACCGGCATCGTTCCTTCTGGGATCGCAATTGGGTCTGTGTCTACGTGCCTTGGTCGTGTCATTGACGATGCCACCAAGGCGCTAGGATTGCCGCCACTGCGTGTGCATGACCTGCGCCACGCCTTCGCCTCGGTGCTGGCGGAGCAAGGCGCAGACATCGCTGATTTGGCGTCGGCCCTTGGCCACTCCAGCACTGCGATGTCTATGCGTTACCGTGGTCTCGTGAAGAGCAGACTGACCGGCATCATCGCGCAGCTTTAGCGCTGCGTTTTTTGACAGCGCCCTTGGCCTCGCGCAGCTTCTGTGCTGCCTTCGCCTTGGCTTCTTTCGCCTTCAACTTGAGGGACGCGATACGCGCGCGCGAGACCTCTCGTTTTTCAGCGGCGTGAATCTTTTTCAACTCCGATCTGAATCGACGGAGAAGACTTGATTGCGTCTTGTACTTCCCCTTCCTACCTCCTGCCATCATGTTCAGGCACATCGGGTCTGCAAGGTGTTCATGCTGGACAATCCGCTCCTCTGCCAAGTAGGCTTCCTCCTCGGTGTCAAAGGTTTCGAGGATGCTTGTCGTCCACGTTGACTGGTCGTACCCAGGCCATGTCAGCGCCAGCTTGTAGCGTACTCCCGACCCTGTATATCTCCCGGAAAGAACAAGTTCAGTCCTGCCCTTTCCATGGTAATGAAGCCCGCTTGGGTGAGTGGTTTTGTAAGTACACCACGGCTTCATGTCAGGTCTTTCACGTCCTCTTCGAGCAGGGCGTAGTAGATCGCCTTGGCGTAGGCTAGTGCATCGCGTGAGATGCTTTTCCCTTTGAGGTTGTCCACGCTCCACGTCACAGTGCCATCATCATCAAAGGATGCGCAGACAACGGCCTCGCTCCCATCTTCAGATTTGATTTTGGTGATTGTGATTGCGTTGCAAATTTCAATGTTTATTGATCTAACGACTGTCATTTTTTGTCCCCAATTTTATATACCCATGATTTGACTGTCGGCTGAGATACGCCCGTTTTGAGGCTGATGTCTTCAATCGAACACCCTTTGCGATTTAACGCGATCACCTTTTGGATAGGTGTCAGGCTGTGTACCGTTCGCCACCCCCCCGTGGACGATGATTGAGCTAGACCAACATAGGTCGTAACATTATTATCAGTTGCTTTTCTGGTCTTCCCAAAAGCAACTTCAAATACCATCTTGATTTTGAAGTCTTCTGTAAGAGTGCGCTCCAGATAAGCCCATGCTGTTGTCTGATTGCCCGCAAAATCTGCTACAAAAGTTGCAGCATCCGGCATGGCTGCCTCACGCTTTGCTTGCTCTGTATCCTGCACGACTTTGGTGATGATGATCTGCACATCCAAGTCCTTGAGCTGGGCCGTGCTGCCAGCCTCGCGCCCATGGCCCGTCATTGTGGGTTTGTTGCGGTGATGCACCAGTATCACGCTCATTCCAGCGTTTCGGCACGCCATCGCCAGCTCGTTGACACGCACCCACGAATGAGGGGAGTTCTCATCCATCCCTGACCACGCTTGCCGGACGGTGTCAATGATGACGAGTTGAGGCTTGACTTCGTTGATCATCTCTTGCAGACGTTGCACAGAGTCAGGCTCAGACAGCGGCATGGAGTCATCAGCAGCGCTGGCGTTCCAGATTACCAGCTCGTCGCTCATCGGCCCCATGGATTGATCGCACCAATCCACTCGCTCGTGCAGAGTAGTGATGCTGCCCTCAAAATCCAAGTACAGGGTACGCACTTTGCTTGTGCAATACCCGCTTCCAAAGCTCTCCCCTCTCGACGCTGCCCAGATCGTATGCAACAGCCACAAACTCTTCCCGTGGCCATTGAAGCCGACTACTTGAATGATGGAGTTTGGCGGCACGTATGGGTCGATCAAGAATCCACTCTCGCCAGCCATCTTTTTCAGTTCTCCAAGCGTGCTTGGCTTGATCAGACGAAGTACGCCCCGTTTCTTGTCTTGCTTCTCCCTGACCACCTGAATCGCTGCGTGCTTCTCTGGGTGATTGCGCTTGTCTGCGGCCAGCAGCGATGTCAGCGCGGCCTCTGACTCCGATATCGGTAGCACCGGGTCAAAGAACTCAGTCTGAAATTGCACGCTGGCATTCCGCAGCTCGACATCAGACATGCTCGACGAAATGCACTCTCCGATGTAGCGCACCAACCAGTTGTTGCGACCATCGCCGTCGTGCATCTTGCGCCCCATGCCAGCCACCCGATCACTGGCTTGCTTCCAGACCCCCTCTCCGTAGGTTCTTACGGCAGAAAGATTGAGCGAATCGAAGCTCCACTCACCCATGGGCACGGGTGCTGGCTCGACTCGCTTACTGATGCCTGGCCAGATCGGCAGAGAGGAAGAAAAGTTTTCGATCTCTTCGTCCGGGCAGTTGTAGGCGTACTGATGCACAAACTTTCCGTCGCCATCAAACTTGATACTTGGCGGCGCGACGACATATCCTCCATCAGCCCTTAGATCAACGCCATGCGGAGCTATCCATTCCGCGCCCGAGCCGCCGACTTGGCACTGCACCCGCGCAATGCCGTCAGGATACCGAAAATAGAAGTGCTGACCTCTCGTTGTACGGGTGCTAAGAAGACTGAACAATGACGCCTCGCCCAAGGCGTAATTGATTGCATCCTGATTGTCACAGTCAAGCACTACCAGACCACTGATCTTTCCGGTGAGTACAGCCCAGCCAAAAATTTTTGTCAGGCCGCCATGCCCATCTGGCACGCCATCCTCAAGCCAGCTCTCTACCTGCTCTTCACTTGCGGGTGTCGTTTGGTAATCCTTCCAAGTGACCGCTGGCTTTTTTTGAGATAAGTGCATGGGGATGATTGACCACCCCAAGCTGAGGTACAGATAGCCCATTTTTCTGAGCTGTGATCTGTATGCGTCTTGTGCTTCTTTGTCCATGTTGCCCTTTCAAAAAATAAATTTCACTGCTCGTTGCAGTTGCTTGAATTGTGTCATAGAATAACAGCCATTGGTTGCAATAGTAATCAATAAACACAATCTTTTTTTTAAGGAACCACATGGGCACACAGACACCAGAGTACACAGTGATCAGAGACTACGTGATCAAGGAAGCTGTGCATCAGCAGGCCAAGGAGGAGTACACGGCAGCACGTAAGGCGCTGCTCAATCTCGCACCAAAGGAGGTCGGTGAGCACACCGTAAAGGCAGGAGGATTTACTTTAACCATAAAGTATCCAGAAAAGTACGCATGGGATTCAGAAGAGCTTGACGCCCTTTACGGTAGCGACAAGCCTGCTCACGTCAAGCTGGCATACAGCATCGACATGAGCGTACTGAGGCGTCTCCCGTTGGTGGAGCAACAACAGCTTCAAGGCTGCTATGAAGTCAAGCCCGGCACTCCAGCCATTGACATAGTTAAGGAGTAAGAGCATGGCATTCACCCCACTGAACACAAAGGACGAAACTACGTCCTTTGGCAAGACCCTCATCTATGCACCCGCAGGGTGGGGCAAGACGACTCAAGCGAAGCACATGCAGAAAGCCTACGGCAAGGGCTTCATTGTCAGCGGAGAGGCTGGCCTATCGTCAGTAAGAAGTGCAGGTATCGACTACCTGCCATTCCAGAGTTTCGATGGCCCGGTTGATGCAGCCAAGCACGTTTACAGTTTTGTGTCGATCTGTCGGATGATCCTGTCAAAAGATTTCAAGGACGCTGGCTACAAGTGGATCATGCTTGACTCCCTTACGGAGCTGTCAGACATGGTGTACTCGTGGGCTGATGCCCAAGCTGCTGCCCAAGCTGCCGCCACCGGCAAGAAGGAAAATGGGTTTGCTCTTTGGGGCCTCTACAAAGACAAGATGATTGGAAGCTGCAAGTTCATCCGCGACCTTCCCTATCACGTTGTAATCACTGCGCTGGTCAAGTTCGCGGAGAACGACGATGGCGAAGCCGTCAAACTGCCAATGGTGCAAGGCAACGCAGTTCAGTCGCAAATCCCCGGCATCTTCGATAACGTGCTGTGTGGCATATCTGTCAGCAGCCGCGTGGACGACAAGATCGTATCGCATCGCTCTATCGTCACGGCCACATACCTCGGGTGGCAAGGCAAGGTTCGTGACGAATCAGGGACAGTAAAGCAGGTCGAAGAGACGGGGGATATAACCACAATCTTGGCCAAGCTCGGGGCCAAGAAGTGATTTTTTTACACCCATAGTTGTGTTAGTTGTTAACTTTAAGGACTCATCATGTCAGAATTTATTTTTTCAAACTTGTCTTTGGCCGGTATCACAGCATCAGCAGGGGCTGGGGTTCTCAAGCCTGGACGCTATGTCTGCAAGGTAGCGGATGTAAAGCTCGCAGACACGAAAGCAAAGACGGGGAAAATTTTGAAGGTGGTACTACGTTGTGATGATGGAGTAATCACTGACAACATCAACGTCGCCAACCCAAACCCAGAAGCAGTAAAGTTTGGGCTTGAGGGGTTGAAGTCTCTCCTTGTAAACGGTGGCCATCCTGACCCGGACAACATTGGCCGGTGCGGGATGGCTTCTATCAAGGGGTTGACTGTCGGGGTGATCGTTAAGGCCAGCACATACAACGGCAACCCAACCTCTGAGGTCGGAGGGTTTTTCAACCCCGAGGAGGGTGGAAACCAGCCATCCAAAGAGCTGCCCAAGATCACGGACATGACTGACGATATCCCGTTTTGACCAGACATCATGCCTCAGTCATTCCAATCATTTATCAGCGGGGGCGTGGCCCCCATTCAAAGGAAACCCCATGATAAAAAAACAGAAACTACCCAACTCGCAGTTCATTCCACTAAGTCAGTTCCTGCTCTTGAGCAGTCTTTCGTACGTCACCTATCGTCGCCTCCGCATGGCAGGCCGAACTCCGCAGGAGTACAAGCTGTCGGGCAAGACGATCTTGATCAAGGAGACGGACGCGGCCAAGTGGCTATCCAAGCCACCGGCTCTAGTCAAACCGGCTCAGAGAAAGAAAGCGTAGCAAAGATGGTCGTTGCGTCGCTCGACGCTGGCAGCATCATCAGCTTCTCAAAGAGCGAAGGGAAAGCGCGCAAGTACATAGGCGCATCAGGTATCTCAAACCCATGCGGCGCCTACCACCACCTTACTCTGCGCGGTTTCCCAAATGACCCACCCGACCCGCAGCTCACGCGAATCTTTGACCAAGGCCATCGGATAGAGGCCATGGTCGTGGAGGAACTCCGGGCTGCTGGCCATCTTGTAAAGGATGTTGACCCATGCACAGGTAAGCAGTGGGAGTTCTCCAGCCACGACGGGCACCACATTGCCCATCTGGACGGACTCATCAAGCTATTCGGAGTTGGAGAGCAGATGATTCTGGAAATCAAGTCGATGAACCGAAAAGCATTCGATCGCATCTCCAAGGTCGGAGTGCAGCTATCAAAACCGGAGTATTACGACCAGTGCGTTGATGGCATGGGCCTCTTCAAGAAGCGCTATGGGACGGACATCAAGTGCCTTCTCGTTGTGTACTGTAAAGACAACTCTCAGTATTACTCCGAGGTCATTTACCCAAACGAGGAGCGCAGCATAGAGATTGCTGCCAAGGTCACTGCCATCATTTTTGGAGCGAACAAGGAGCGCATCGGTTCTCACAACAAGGAGTACCAATGCGGTCAATGTTTCAAGCGCTCATCCTGTTGGCAGCCAGACGTGGCTGAGCGGCATTGCAGCCATTGCCGTCACTCATCGCCAGCGAAAGATCGTCAATGGTATTGCTCCATCAAAGAGACGGTAGTAGATGAGGTTTGCTCTGAGTTTATGTTGTTCAAACCATCAGCCAGAAAGGTAACTCCATGACACAAAATGGTCTCAAGTCTCAACTTCAGGAATTGCTGCGCCGGGTTCCGCCCAAGGTACTTGAGGGCAGTTATCAATTCGCAGTCGCTTACAAAAAGTGGGCATCAAAAGCGTCAAGTCTGGTTGAATCCACTTACCCATCCGGGCAGAAGATGACTGATGCGATCAAGGAGCACGGGAGGTTCCTGTGACAGCCAAGACGTTCGATCAGCGCAAGCGAGATTGGTGGGAATGGCATAAAGCAAACCCGGACATCTGGAGGCTATTTGAAAGGTTCTCCATGGAGGCAGTATCTCGTGGGTGTAAGCGAATCAGCCACTGGTTGATCATCAATCGAATCCGGTGGGAAGTATCCATCATCACCACCGGGCCGGACTTCAAGATCAGCAACGACTTCATCGCTTTTTACGCCCGCCTCTGGAAAGCGAAGCATCCAAACCACGCAGATTTATTTCAGACAAAACACATGATTGGAGAAATTAAATGAGCGCAAACAGCAGACAGGTCGGAGGAGACCATTACCACAACCTTGGCCAATACCAGCCATGGGATGTGCTTGCAGCGTGGCTGACGGAGGAGGAATACAGGGGGTGGCTCAAAGGCAATGCCATCGTGTACCTTGCCCGTGAGCGCCAGAAGGGAGGCTGCACGGACATAGAGAAGGCGGAGCACACGTTGCAAAAGCTGGTTGAAACAATACGTGAAATAGAAGGAGAGCCGACATGAAAATGACTGACTTGAGAACGCTATATCCACATAAGCTGCATGAGAGTGACATGGCTTTCAGGGGGTATGTCCTGCGCCAAATTGCTTACACCTCTGGAGGGGCTGCGGCGGTATTTGTGGTCGTCGCACTTCTGGCTTTGATGATGGGTGTTATATGACGATATACGACTACATCATCGTCGCGGGAGCAGCACTTGTTGGCATTGTGGTCGTGGCTTGGGCGCTGGTTTTTTTGCTTGAGGATTGCGAGCATCTGCTTGGTCGTGGAAAGGGGCAAGGGCATGAGTAACGTGGACAAGATAAGAGCCTATCTGCGCGATCACCCAGGCTCAACTGGGCGGCAAATATGGATGGGAGTGGACGTGCCAATGCGACCCGTATACACAGCGCTTGCT